TCAGCCCTTGCTGCTGCAAGTTCACTCTTATCTAGGATGCCAGTTTCACTAGCCTTAAACTCTAGATATTTCCAGCCATCACCTTTAATGGCTCTTTCCTTGAAGTCTGCAAAGTGGTTATTACCTTTTGGCGTACCAATAAATAGACACCATGTCTTGCAGTCATCTGTATTTCTATCTGCTAGTGCAGGTCTGACAATCTCGTTCCAGATCTTTGGATTCTGGTCACCAATCTCATCAAGCACTACGCCATCAAAGTATTGTCCACGCAATGCATCAGAGTTCTCTGACCCATACAGGCTGATTCGTCTTCCCATGAAGTCAACACGCAACTCAGCAATGTTGATCTTTGCACCTAGTGGTCTAGTGTAGTCACACAAATAGTCAAACGCTACACGCTTTGCTTGAGCATATGTTGGAGCAATGTATGCATAACGTGGGTTAGTCTTCTCGTTATTCAGTGCTGCATTGATTAGATGTAGGATAGCTGAAACAGTCTTACCCATACGCCTATGTGCTACGACTACCGTAAAGCGATTGTTATTCACAGCCCTATGAATCTCTAGCTGTGGCTCTCGTGGTCTGTATCCTAAATCTGTTTCCTGCTCAACTTCGTCTAGAAGTTCGATATCATCAGTCATTCGGTACGCCTGTAATGACTTTATGTACAACTGGAGCATCTGGATCACCAGACAACTCTACAGAACTTAGATCTGGCACAGATTTCTTCAGCAATATCTCAATAGCTTTAAGTCTGCTTGGTTTAATCTCTTCAGAGATACCCATTGCATGATCTTGTAATACTTCAATTAGCTTTGATGCTTGTATTTTGTCACGCACCATTTGGCTATGACGAGGATTTAGTTTTGCTGCCATAATTGTTCACTCCCGAATGGGTTGGTGATCCTAGTATTGATATTTCCTAGCGTATTGGTTTGAAATTGCAGGTATATCTTTCTTAACACCTACTCGTTTATCAGCTATAGCTTGACGTACGCCAGCCATGTTTTCCTGATAGTCTTTCCATGCATCTTGCTCAGATTGTGGAGTTTTTGCGTTCATGTAATCCCATAACTGGTAAGCCTTAGCCATCTTATCAGCATCAGACTCAGTTACACTAGGGATTGTGCCAAACTGATATCCGCCACCATAATTGATAGCGACATCAAGTGGACTTCGATTAGTACGGCTAGTTCCTAGATCTTTAGCAAGCGCTAGTTTTAGTTGCTCTGGATATAATCCATGCTCAACATACGAAATAGGATGCGTAAATAGCAAAGATCCAGCGTTAGCAACGCCAGATCCTAATGTATTTAACTTATCCCACCAATTCATATTGGCAAATTGATTTTCGTCTAATAATCCAGCCATTTATTTACCAATGATGATATATATTAATAATGAGAAGTACGTCAGCCAGAGCAGCCAACACAAGATAACACCAATTCACTTCTTCTTACCGCCACCTTTTTTCTTGCAAGCCATTATTTCTTTCCTTTTTTCTTAGACATACCTGCTTCGCTCATAGCGATTGCAATAGCTTGTTTACGTGAAGTAACTTCCATGCCATGTTTGCTACCAGAATGAAGTTTGCCTTCTTTGAACTCACCTAGCACCTTGCCAATTTTCTTTGCTGCTTTATCTGCGTTACGTAACATATTAATCTCCCATGTCCATCATATCACCAGACTCGTCTGGAATCTCATAATCCTTCTCTTCCCATGCGCTACATAAACGTGACGTATGGCAGATGAAGTCTAGTTTATGACAGAAGCCACGTTGAACTTGACCATCATACAAATCCCACTTGTTCAACGGAATTGATTCCATCGCTTCAAACATGGCAGGAGTGTTATCGTAATACTCGCAGTTAGCACAGCGTTGACGCTTTACTTCTGCTGGTGTAATTCTGAATACTTTTGCCATCTTGTTCCATTGCTCTGTATTTGGCAGAGAAGGATTTACTGGCATTAGAGAATAGTTATCAATAGCGTTCTGAGTATTTGCAGCAATCTCTTTAGCTGAAGGAATGCTAACTTTAGTATCTAATAATCCACGCATATTGATTTCCTATAAAGAAGTTGGCTACTCGCTGCACAGGCTGACCTTTAAATAATCATAGGTAGTAATCTACCAACGCTGCATCCGCTTTTGCCATATTTGCTGGAAAACGAGAAGGAAACCAGCAAAAAGAAAATAGGTGATTTTTGAGGGCAGACCATCACGGAGTCTGGGCGTATCTAGTATTCGCCATAGGATAGGTGATCATCTCTTCCTATCCCTCATGCCTTACAGAGAGCTACTCTGTGCTGGCATATTCTATAAGATGCGTCATGAATTATAGCCTGACAGGAAAGACAATTCATGCGCTAAAACCTGTCGTTCTCGGAGATGAGAATGCCCAATGAGCAACGTCATCATATCACACATTTCGTGAAAGTATCAAGATAGATCTCTTGGTTGTCCATCAATTAGTTTATTAATGTACCAAATACTCTTCTTGAGATCCTCAACGCCTCCTTTTTCCTTCCAGCGCCAAAGGTACTTGATTGCATTCGCAGTACAGACAGCATCCAATCCCATTAAGTTCGTTGTAGCTGCCTCTAGTGCGTCAATACACTCGATCTTTCCTTGCCTGTAATGGTTAGGATTAATGTTATCACGCTTCTCGTATCTGTCTTCTTTAAATGCTTCTGTCATTCCATCACTCATGCCTATGCTCCATAAATTAATTGGTGGCAGCGTTAGTTCGTGCCATTCAATAGATCCAGTTGTTTGTTTAATAGCTCAACCTCTGTCATTCCCAGACTCTTCTCAAAAGTTCTAATTCCAGCATGAATAGCCACACCAGAGCCACCGTTCCTATGATGATTAGGACATAATCCAATAGCTTTAGACCAATGACTCTTTTGACCTTTTCCAGTTCCTGTACGTATATGGTGAATCTCACAAGGGCTAAAGCCATAACCAAGCACAATGCAAGCAATGCACCCATTTTGAGCGATTCTATCATAATGTCTTCTTTCATCTTTAGTCATAATCGATACCGTTTTTATACAATGTATCCTCAAGCTCTGCGATACGCAATGCGAGCAACTTCTGAATACTATGTACGCCCTTCTTGCGATATACCTTGCCTAGCACCTTCTGCACACGATATGGATGGCGTTTAAACATCTCACCCATCTCTGTCGCATTAAATCCTAGCAGTGCCTTCTCATAAACCTTTTGCTCTGTCTTTGTTAGCATCCATCATCTCCTTAATTTTTGCTCTTGATTCTGCTGCGGTAGCAACACGATATTTCTTTATCTCGCCACCTTCGCTTATTGTACCACGAATCGTAAGTTCACCGTTACTAGCTCTGAATGTTCCTGTGAATCCAGCCTCTGCCATCTTAACAATAAACTCATTTACGCTCATGATTTCTCCTCCACATAGCAGACTTGCTTGGTCGATTCCTTAATCCAGCAGCCAATAGAAATCCACAGGACAATCCTAAAAAGAAAGCACTGCTATAGCATAGTACATATTCAATTATTGTTTGCATTCTTTTCCTTTATTTGCCCTTTATTAAATTTTATTCCGCAATCAAATCCATCATCTTCATCGTTTGTAGCTAATGCAAATAACGCAAAATATATTGAGCATATAAATAGCCATATAGTCATGTATTCTTTTCCTTTAATGCTTGTTCAATAGCACGAGCAAATTCAATTCCAAAAAACTCTGTACTTACTTCATCGTTAGCCAATACAGTATCAAATAACTTTCCTATCTCATCATCCGTTAATCCAATGAACTGATGAGGGTGGGTGTAAAATAAACTAACTTCTTTTGAAACTTGTTCACGCAATTGTTGTGTATGCCCAAACTCTTTTGCTATTCTAGTTAATCTGTTTACAAACTCTCTAATTTCATGTGGCTTAGGTTCTTGCGCTGGTTGTTCTAGTGCTTCTTTGCAAGCCCTCCATGCTGGGTTTAAATCAACATCATCCCCAATCCATGTATATAACTCATCCATCGCCATCTTTAATGCTTCGTCCTTAGTCATAACTCCACCCCATATTAGATGCCCAAGCCTCTACCTTTGTCTGATATTCACCCATTTCCTTGACCGATAGTTTAGTGGTCGACTTAATCTTGGTGATCTTCTCCCTACCAATGTTCTTCTCTTCAAGCAAGAATTTGTAACCCATAAGCTCATGTACCTCTTGTGCTGTGTAGCCAAGATAATCACCGATACTAGTATACAAATCCCACAACCTCGCATTCTGCTCTACGCTGCGATCACTATTGCGCTGCTTAATGAGTACCTGCCAATTCTTATTAGGCTCTTTCTCTAATAAGTCCTTTAGCTTCACTACCAAATAAGGTAAGTTCTGCTCTGTAATGTTAAATGGTCTAAACATCTGCATAATTTTTAATCATCTCTTTGATTTATAATAGAAAAGTATAACTATGTCTAAGCAGAAAAGTCTTTTGCTATCTTTCGTAGTTTAACGTAATCATCCAAATATGATTTTAACCATGAATTACCACCAAGAAACTTAAACATTTCTCTCTGTTTAGTAGTAAGCCTGACTGAAGTAGTATTAGCCCTCATGTCATCAGGAAATGGTTTACG